GCAGGTAGTCCAACCCTTCGTCGGCCAACCAATAACGCCATGGATGCGCGGCTCTAGCCTTTTTACGCCAGATGCGCCAGCCATCGCTGGTCTCAGCTCCGGGGCTTGCAGTGCCTCTGAGCCAGTTGGCAAATTTACCACAGGTCCAATAATGATTACGCACACTCTGCTCCTTATTTAAGAATTCTTGCCGGTTACGGCTCCGGCGTTGTCGTCGATTTAATTGTTAAATGCCAGACAACCGATTTCAGCATTAAGCTCCGAAGGCTTCGGTGCCAAACACTGCATAGGCCTGAGCCACCATGGCGCGGCTCGGAGTGCCCAGACGGTAGAAGGTTTTACCGTCGGTTTTACGTGTGTCACTGTATACGGCATAGCCTTCGCCGCGCAGTTTGCTGATCTGCGAACGCACTGCATCTGGGCTGGTGGCAACAAGGCCAGCCAGTTGACTAGATGTAAAACGCTTGCCGGATTTCAGCACCTTCAGGATACGATCACTTTGAGTCATTACAACTTCTCCATACCGCCAACAAAAAATAACGCAGAGCTGTGGCGGTCGATCAGCTCTGCGTTGGCCACAATTACGCGGCCCGCTTCTGTGCAGTCTTTGCTGCGCTGCCTACTACGGACTGAGCCATTTTGCTTGTCTTGGCTGTCTTGGCTGGCCGAGGCTGCCGCTTGGCGATGGTGGCCTCAATCACCGCGCGATAGTCTGGCACTGACATGAACTCTGGTAGAGTACCTAGATATCGAGCCAGAGCATCACGATCCATGGGCTCAGGCAGTTCTACATACATGATGTTGGTGTCGCCGGCACGAGTCTGACGAAGATTGCTGTCTGCCACCGACAGAGTGCTGTTGCGTACCTTCCAGGTACCTTTGACATTGCGGCTAACACCAGCGGTTACAAATTTATTCATACTATTCTCCTAATGTGATGTGATGTGTAAACTTCCAACTACAACTGCTATGATAGCACCTTTGGTGCCGGTTGTCAATACCTATTTCAGGGTACGAACATATGGTGTGACCGAACCATCGATGTTATAGCGACCAACGGCTCGTATGCCTCGATTATCGGTGCGATACGCAGTGCGATACTGATGATATGCTGCGCGCTGTGCCTCCAGCACCTCGGGGTTGATGGTCAGGACATCGTTGATGCGCACATACGCTGGTGGCAGTGCCACAAATCCATTGCTGTCTAGGTTGATCATTCAGGCTCCTGTGGTTTGAAATTCAGTGGGCATGGCAATGTCTAGAATTTCACAGACATCGGTGAGACTTAATTGAGCCTCCATGGCTATGTATTCGATGTCGTCCAAACTAAAATCTGAGAAGCCGATGTCAAAGTCATCACAAAGGCTGTCGGCAATTTCCATTACTTCCATCACACATTTCATTTTACCCATGATCATTCTCCTTATCATCATCCATTATAGCACCATCGGATTCGATTGTCAAGCTTCGACGTCGAATGATGTCGCCACCATCGTCTCGACCACATCGGAACACCACGGTGTTCTCGGTGAGTCGTTCTGCTAGATCATACAACCGATCAAACAACTCTTCTACTGTGCTGCCCTGCGCCAGAAAATCACTCTTATCGCGATCCCAGGCATACAACCAGTCTTGATGTTCTTCAATTCTGAGATGTATGGTGTGGGCTCCCTTTAAGGCTGCTTGAACGTTCTCAAGTTCTACTTCTTCGGGCATGTTTTTCATGCTGTTAAGCAATCTCTGTGCCGTCTGAACTAACCAGCACAGTTTCTTCTTCACGCCTGGCATCCATCATCTCAAACAAAATGAACTTGGCGACATTCAATTTCTTGCCCACACTGGCGGCTGCGGCAGTCTTGTTGACGTCTGCTGCATACTGATAACTCATGAGTTCCTGGCAGTCGCTGAGGATGCCGGCAATCACCATCTCCAGACCACTTAATTCGGCAGTCAATGACTCCATGTACTGCTTACGAATCTCTTCACGGGACATACCGAACATACGCTTTTCATCTTCTGTCATTTTGTTTTCCTTTATCATTTAACTTACATACCATTATATAGAAACGATGCTAGAAGTCAACCGGTTTCTGCCGCGTCAGATGCCAAGCAGATCAAGGCTTTTGAAGCGGCCCCGAGCCAGTTCCAGCAGACGACGCTGATTTCGCTGGACTTTCTGACGATATTTCGGGCTCGCAAGGTCCCGGGCCACGGGATTGCGGAGCCGAAGTTGAACATCTTGAATCTTGGTTTTCATAGTTCTGCAATGAAGCTTTGGAGATACACATCTTCTTCGGCATCGGCCAGAATTTCTTCTAGCTCCTGACGAATTTTTTCTTCAGAAACATCAAAGGCCTCGTTTTGGGAGTAGTATTCAAACATTACTCCGCGGAGTACCTCGATTTGTTGAGGGCTTAATGAAACATTAACAGAGTTAGACATTTCGGTTCCTTTGTTCATCATCATAACCACCATTGTATAGGAACGATCCGAAATGTCAAGCACCGCTAAGTCATTGATTTTCTTGAGTTTCTTCGTCGAGTTCGATGAGTCCGCGTTCGTGCAGAGTATTGATGGTGACTATTATGCCGTCGAGTCGGCCGCCTTTGTAGGCCAACCAGGCCACCACGGGATAACCGATGATGCTGATGAGATCAAAAAAATTCATGTTTTCCTTAGATGGTGATGTGCGGTATCCATTGATAGGTTTTCTTCAATAGACGGTGGCGGACTTCACTCCAGTCCGGACTATGACGAAAGCTGCGAACATAGAAGTTCCAGCTCCAGAGTTTGCGGCGGCGCCCAATGCTGCGCAGTATGGCATAGGGATCTTGTTGTGGATAGTAATAATGTATCTCCATGGCTATGTCATGAGCATAGGCATCAATTTCATCAAACTCTGCGAGATAATCCATTTGATGTTTGTCGCTTTTACGCCCAGCCTTGATGTCGTAATACAGAGTACAGGGATTGTCCAGGTGTTGTCGACGTTCGCTCTGGGATCGATGCAGCAGTTCGTGCTGTGCCACCTGACTTAATTGAAATCTAAACTCTCGCCAGTTATGATCGTCGATGATGAATTCATCGACGCAGTCGGTAAAATGCAGCGCAATGGTGATGTTGCGCTCTTTGACTTCAGTGTCAAATAAACCACTCATGGCAGTTTGCTGGGGTTCTAGTCCAGCATCGGGCTGCAACGTTACTCGTATGGCAAAGGGTTGCAGACAGGCCTGCACTCGGCGCCGTAGCAACGCATGCGACAGCGAGCCCCGTAGTTTTGGAGCCCAGCAATCGATTCTTTGGTTTATGTCCTTGGCCAGATACACACTGCCTCCGGGTTCAAACCTATTTATATCTTAATAGCGCTGAAGTCTCTGCCGGGCTTGCTGCGTGGTTGCCAGTCAGTGTCGGACTGTCCACTGTCCACCAGATCACGTTGAGCGCGAGCTTCAACATCATAGAGTTTCATGCGAGCACGATCTATGCCAACAATGAACTTGCGATTTGATGTGGGGTCGTTATATCGGTTCTTCAACTGCTTGACCATGAGTTGATTCATGCCCTCAAGTTCTTCGGTGCTGATCAGGGCAAACATCAGATCCGCGGTGGCCGGCAAACCAAAGCTCTCTGATGTGTCAGTCAATTCAACATCAGTGTTGCCATAGCCACTGCGAGTAGTCTGCGTGGCAGTCAAGATCGGCACATTGTGTTCCACGGCCAGGCCACGCAGTTCTTCGGCTATGCTCTTCACCAGAGTGTAGCTGTTGACTGCGGCACTGGCCTTGAGTCTGGAACTTGAACAAATGTTCAAATAATCGATCATGATGATGTCGGGATGAAACTTCTGCTTCAGCGCCAGTTCGTTGAGCAGAGTTTTAAAATGTCCGCTGTGGGCACTGGCTGTGGGATATTCTTTGATGATCAATCTACCTTCGGTTTTATCCTTGATGCGCTGTATGCGATTGTCGAACATTTGACGCGGCAAATCATGCAGTTGATCCATGGGTAGGTTCATGAGATTGGCATCAATGCGTTCTGCGATGCGTTCCTCGGCCATCTCCATGGTGATGTACAGCACATTGCGACCCATGCTCATGCTGGCCGCCGCCACATGACACATGAACAAACTTTTACCCACACCCGTACCAGCCAAGGCCACATTCAGTGTCTTGTTGGGCAAGCCGCCGTTGGTGATTTTATTGAACATATCCAGATCAAAGGCAATGCGACTTTCCACTCTGTGATAATATTCAAAACGATCCGCAGCATTGGTGATATAATCGTGGCCCACACTGTTATCAAATCCCACACTCAGTGCCTCCTGCAAGAGACTGGGCAGGCCATCGGCAGTCATGTTCTTGTCGCGACCATCGATGATCTCAATGCTTTTTAATATGGCATTATAGATGGCGCGATCCTTGCACCAAGCCTCGGTTTCACGAGTCAACCAATCGTTGTTGACTTCTTCCACCGTCAAACTTTTTACGACTTCGGCAGCCTGTCGAAACGCTTCTTCTTTGATGTTGGTCTTTTGCAGAGCAATCTCCAAGGCCTCTGCGGTAGGACAGTTATTGAAGTCTTGAATGAACTGCTGTATGCAGCGAAATACTGTGCGATATTCTTCGTCGCCAAAATATTCAGTTTTTAAAAAAGGAAAAACCCGGCGCATGTAGCCTTCATTATGCACCAGGTTTCTAAGTATGGTCTTATCAATTCGTTCCATCAGGTCCTTCTTTTAGGTATAATTCCAAAATACTATGAATTGTAGACTTGAATACCGCAGAAGTCAATGCCTCTTCGCTGTGATTTGCCGAGTCCAATAAATCATACTCGTAGGCTATGCGAAGTTGGTCGTGCTCCTCAATGAATCGAACACGACCAATTCGAAATATCACACCCTCAAACTCGCCACTGCTGATGCGAATATTCCAGCTGTCATCGACTTCGCTGGCCAGCAGTTCAGTCTTCGGCCAGGGCGGCGTACTCTTCGTCAATAGCTTCTTTAGAGATTTCATTGTTGAGATTGTTGTTGCTTACATGATAACGAGTTTCAACATATTCGCGGAATTCCTGCGTGCTGATTATGGGTATCCAAAAATCTTTGGTGTAGGTATCTTTGAGACGATATTTTTTTTCTTCGCCCCGGTGACTGTACCAGCCGTTGCTGGGCTTGACAACAAAACCGCCTTCTTGGGCAACATCCAACAGTCCACTCCAGCGACTAATACCACCTTCGTAGGTGACTTCAACAGGTATGCGACTTTTTTCTCGAACATAGCGACTCTTCTCCACATTGATGATGAAATTATAGCCCACAATTTCCTGGCCTTCTTTTTCCTGCTGACGACCAATAATGAATATTGCGTCGGCACTGTAATAGATGCCGGTGCCACCGCTGACCACTGCCTTGGGAAACAAGCCTTGCTCCATGTAGGTGTGATTAACTACAATCATGGGTATGTCTTTGATGTTGAGATGCGGAGTAACCATCCTAAACAAACTCTTTAATTGTTTGGCGCGAGTCATGTCAGCCACTGACTTGCCTTCCAGGGCATCATCAACTTCCTTTTTACTGGCCAGGTTGCCCACGCTGTCCACAATGATGATGACATGATCGCCACGCTCCACACCATTGAGCTGCTGCATGCTGTCGTGTTTAAGCTGTTCAATGTCGGTTATGGGTGTATGAAGTACACGGGAAGTGTCAATACCGAAACTATCAAAATAAGACTGAGGACTACCAAACTCAGAGTCGTAAAAAAGTACAACAGCGTCTTCATATTTGTCCATGTAGGCCTTGGCCAACATCAAGGCAAAGGCAGTTTTAAAATGTTTACTGGGTCCGGCGAACACAGTAAGGCCCGGTGCCAGACCGCCGTCCATTTTACCGCTGAGCGCCACATTGATCATGGGCACCGGCGTTTGGATCAAATCCTTGGCCGTAAAAAACTTGCTTTCCTGCAGTATGGCAGTGTCTTTGATGGTGCTGTTTTTCTGCAATTTGCTGAGTAGACTCATGTTGTCTCCTGATACTCACGTTAAGATTTTTTGTTGCCCTTTAATTTGGTGTCCAGGGCGCGATGTATTTCCTGCATTTCTTGAGGTGTGATTTTTTTGATGCGACACATTAAACACTGATTATAGATTTCGACGCACACACCATGTGCATCGTATTCAGTGAAGTTTTTTTGACAATCCGGACATTGAATTTGCATTGTAGCTCCTAGGCAAATAAATCGGCCAAACTGGCCTGTGCTGAGGTATTCCAACCCAGCCCTTGAATGATACCATTCAGCGGTTCAATAAAACTCTTATCCCACATTATATCATAGTCTACGTATTTTGTCAATTGTAATTCTGTGGGCCAGGCACCGACAAATCCAACACAGTTTTCCTTGATTGGATTTGGTTCTTTTAAATACAAAAATCGAATTTTTTCTCCTTCTTGAATCATGGGATATCGATCCATCAATTTCTTTTCTCGCACATGATGATTATACAACAAGGCAGCGCGCACGTGCATGGGAGTCCGCTCAGCATAAATCGATGTTGTGCTGGTGTACTTGCCCAGATTGTTTACTCCCCGGGGAAACGCAATTTCTGCAGGCGAAAGTTTAAGATAATCGGTTTTCGCGGTCTTAATGAAATCCTGTAGGGCCGCTTCATCTTTTGTGATCGCAACCTTAACCGCATCCTTGAGAGTCTTACGAATAGCTTCCGGTGTCGACGAGCGGACGATTTCAAGGCCCATAACTTTGAGCTTCGGCTCAGCATACTGCACTCCTTCGTTGTTAAACACATTCAAGGCATAGCGTTTCTTGGCCACCCAGATGCCCCGCGTGGCTATGGCTTCGCGTTTGAACCAAATTTTATTGTCATAGGCATTGGTGTACTCTGACATCAAACCACAGGCACGGTTGATGGCCGGCGTGATCTTTTCTTCGCATATCTTATCCAGGATCACCACAATCTCTTCGGGCGTCTTGTCGGCATAATACTTCTTCACCAGATGGTCCAGCGTGATGTAGCAGCTATCAGTGTCGGAATAAAAACTGTACACCACATCCTTGGTGCCACAGATTTTATTTAGATAGGCATCCAGAGCTCGACCCACGGTGCGAATAATATACTGTCCAGTCATGGTGATGCCTTCGGCAATGCGATCATCGAAGTAACGGAAGTAATAGTTGGCCCAGGCACCATACAGACTGTTGAGCTGAATCTTGCGAGCCATCTGAAAATTATTGTATTTGCTGATGTCGTTCTGATGGCGAGCATCCTTGGTGTCCTCATACTTCTTCTGTGCAGCAATCATCAGCTTTTTATAGTCCTGTCGATCCTTGAACAGCTTGGCCACAATCTCTGGAAACAATCCCAGTCGATCCTTGCGGAAATAATAGCCATTGGCACTCATGGCCAGATCTTTTTCCATGAGCTCATCGGTGTTGATGCTACGGTCCAACAGTTGATCCACCTTGGCTGACATGACATCGGAATAACCTATGGGTTCAGCCAAGGCATGATGTTCACTCATCAAAGTTTCCGGACTCATGTTGTACTGCATGATGATGCTGGGATACAGCGATGTGGCATCAAAGCTCACCACCCAATCATATTGACCCGGCACGGGATCCTGTACATAGGCACCCACAATGCTGCGATCCGGACGACTCTTATCGCGCGGATGCACTACAATGTTCTGATCCCAGAGATGATTGTACAGGATGCAGTCCCAGATGCGCACTGCGCTGAACACATCTGAAAAATTGCACTTGGCATCATAGGCCATGGTCAGCGCCAGCTCAATGAGCTTCATTTTATCTTCCAGCTGACTGACTCGTTCCACATCTACTCGGTTATACTCAACAAACAGATCCCAGTCCTTGGTGTAGAAGTCCTTGAAGGTTGTGTGTGGGTTCTCCAGTTTACCCACACCGAGCTCCACCTTGCAGATATAATCCAGCTTGTAGCTTTCCTGTGCATTGTAGGTAAACTTTTTATACAGGTCCAGATAGTCCAGTTGATTCACGCCGGCAATTTCATAGGTCACCAGCACCTTGTCGTTCATTTTAATTTCTCTGGGTCGCACTGAGCGCCAGGGGCTCAATTGCTTGACTGCATCTTCACCTAGAACACGGCGGATGCGATGCACCAGATAAGGAACATCAAACAACCCAATATTCCAACCAGTGATAACATCTGGACAACGATGTACCCAATCAGCAATAAATCGTCGGAGCATAGCATCCTCAGATTGGAAATCTCGGATGCTATACGTTGTAATATCTTTGGTGACATAGTCTTGTACGCTGATCAGCAGTATGCGTTCGTTGGCAGTGGCAATGTCGGGAAACCCCGACTCGGTTTCGGTTTCGATGTCGATGCTGGCAATGTAGATCTGTGACATATCAAAATCGATCTGACCAGCATAGTTTTCTGTGATGTATTGATACTGCCAGTTGGTGTTGCCATGAATACGCATGTTGCTCACACCATCATAGTTCTTGATGAATTCACGAGCTTCACCCACATCAGCAAACTGCATGGATTCCAGGGCCTCGCCGAAGATGCTGTGATATACTGCATCACCGGAGCGAGTCTTGGGCAGGAACAATCGGGGCTGAAACTGTGCTTTGGTTTCGAATCTGCGACCGTTGTTTACGCCCCTGACGCAGATGCTGTTGCCGATTTGTGCTACATTGGTATAAAACTTCATCGATGCTCCAGTGTCGGTTATCTATATTATAAATACTATGGGGTGCGATGTCAAGTATATATTCGCAGCCGTGATATGTCAATAACTAAATTAAAAACGACATTGATCGAACCAAATGGATCCAGTAACACTGTTTGCTCTCGCCAACGGCGCGGTCAAACTGGTTAAAGAAGGCTGTAAACTCTACAAGGATATCAAGGGTGCAGCCGGCGACGTTAAAGATGTACTCAAGGACTTAGATGATCAGTTCCATACTAGGTTTCGTGATCGGGCGCCCTCGACTGCGGAAAAGAACCAGTATATACAAGAAAAGAATCGCATCATTGAGCTCAACAAGCGCGATGGTGAGACCACCAATATCTATCAGGACATAGGCAATCACCTAGGTACATATTTTGACAATTATCACAAGTGTTTTGCCATCTTTGAAGAAGAAGAACGTCGCAGCAAAAACGAAGTCTATGTTGGCGATGATAGTCTGGGTAAAAGAGCACTGCAACGAGTGTTGATGATCAAACAGTTGGAACACATGGCCACCGAGCTGCGTGAAATCATGGTGTACCAGAGTCCACCAGAATTGGGCGCACTTTGGACCGAAGTCAGCGAAATGATGCTGGTCATGGGCAAGGAACAAAAAGTGGCCATGACCCGCCAGATGCGTCGCGATGCCGAACAAAGAAAAATAGCGGCCCGCAGAAGAAAACGCATCATGTATCGGGCTTTGTGCTGGGGCTCAATTACCATTTTCATAGCGGCTGTTACATTGATTTTTACTCTAGTGATTGATTATAGAATTGACCGGTATCCGGAATTTGGTAATTGCATACCACCCAAGGGCAGCTGGTTGTACAAGAAATGGACCAATTTAGTCTGGTCTGAATGTCAATAACTCAAGGAGTAATTATGTGGTGGCAAATACCAGTAGATGTACCCAACATCAAAACCTGTTCAGAAAAACAGCAGAAATTTTTCTGTGAATTTGTGGACATTAAACGCAACGGCTGGAGACACTACAGTACTGCGCTCAATGAACTAACCTATGATTTTTATCGGCCTCTGATGAAACGTCTGGACCAGCAGGTCGAAGACTTTGCGGAGAATCTAAAAACTGCAATTAGGACACCCATTCTATGAAATACCTAGTATTACTGCTGGTCTTGGCTGGCTGTGATCAATACTATCGTTATCCCTGTCAAGATCCAAATAATTGGAACACACCGCAGTGCAAGCCTCCGGTCTGTGAAGTAAACCGAGATTGCCCCCATTTAATTTTTGATAAGGATGCTGTAAATGGCAAAAGCAAAAACAACTAAGCCCGGAGAACGCTATACGGAGCAGGAGCTCATGGTGCGTCTCAAGGTATTCATCGGCACCTGTCTGGCCACTACTTTGATTGGCATCATATTTGTGGTGTTGTACAGCATTATTTTTGTGACTCAACCCCTGGATGCCATCAGTCCCATAGACAGCAAATTCTTTGAACTGATTATTCCAGTGGCCACGTTTCTATGTGGTACATTGAGCGGCATCATGTTGGCTGGTACTGGTCGCGAAGCTGCCATGGCTGGTGCAGAAATGCAACGACAGGCACAGGAAGATGCTGCCAGTGAAAACTACGGCCCTGAACCTGAAGAAGAAGTTCGATCATAATCCGTGGACGGTCAGCGTCCACTAACCTGGAGTAATCATGCGTAATTTATTTTTAAC